GTAGACCAGAATCTGCCGATAAATATGCACTTGATATTAAATCTGATGTAGTACCATTTGACGATTGTGCAATAAAACAATTTGCTGAAAACGCACACAAGCTAGGTTTAAGTAATAAACAAGCTCAAGGTGTTTTAGAGTTTTATAAAAACAGCATGGAAGGTACAGCTCAACAATCACAAGTAGATGTAGAAACTTCTCAAGTCCAAGCAGAACAAGAGTTAAGAAAAGAATGGGGTAGAGAATTTGAATCTAATGTTCAAAGAGCTGGTGCATTAGCTAAAGCTAATTTGAATACAGATATACTTGACCTTGAACTTAAAAATGGAATGAGAGTAGGAGACCATCCAGAACTTATTAAAGGTTTTGCTAAGATAGCTTCGTTATTAACTGAAGATAAAATTATATCATCAGATGATGCAGCAGCATCTAATAGTTTAGATTTAGAATCTGAAATAGCATCTATAACTAATAATACTGATGGACCTTACTGGAATAAATCACATCCAGATCACGATAGAGTAGTTCAGCAAGTTTACACATTAAGAGAAATGTTAAACAAATAATATTTTAACCCCTTGTATTTTTTTCTTAATTAATGTAAGGGGTTATTAGTAGGACAATTCGCAAGAACCTTACTGACAATAGGATAGACTATGGTCTAACAGACCTTAAATGCAAGAGATGCCTGTCGTTTGGCGGAGAACTTTTCTGAAAATAAATATCGTTAACAACAAATAAATGGAGACAAAATATGTCATCACAAATAACTACAGCATTTGTTCAGCAGTATTCTGCTAACATACAAATGTTATCCCAACAAATGGGTTCGTTGTTAAGAGACAGAGTTAGATTAGAAAGTGTTGTTGGAAAAAACGCATTTTTTGATCAAGTTGGCTCAGTAACTGCTGTTCTTAGAACTAGCAGACATTCGGACACTCCTCAAATAGACACTCCTCACGCAAGAAGAAGAGTATCTCTTGGAGATTACGAATTTGCTGATCTGATTGACCAACAAGATAAGGTCCGTCTTTTAATAGACCCTACATCATCTTATGCTCAAGCCGCTGCTATGGCAATGGGGAGATCAATGGATGATGTTATAATCACAGCTGCACTTGGAACTGCCTTTACAGGCGAAACTGGTGCAACTTCAGTAGCATTACCTGCCGGTCAAAAGATTGTGCATGGTTCTGCTGGTTTAACATTAGCCAAACTAATTCAAGCGAAAGCTCTTTTAGATAAAGCAGATGTTGACCCTTCAATCCCTAGACACATAATTGTTTCTCCGGAACAATTACAAAATCTATTGGGAGATGCAACAGTAACTTCAAGTGATTTCAATACAGTAAAAGCACTTGTTCAAGGTGAAATCAATTCTTTCTTAGGATTCAATTTCAGAGTATCAAACAGATTACCAAAAACTGGAACGACTAGATCGTGCATAGCTTATGCACAAGATGGTTTGTTACTTGGTGTTGGTAAAGATGTTAATGCTAGAATTGACGAAAGAGCTGACAAATCTTATGCCACTCAAGTTTACTACTGCATGAGCATTGGTGGAACTAGAATGGAAGAAGTTAAAGTTGTCGAAGTACAAGCAACAGAAGTATAATAGAAAAGGATAAATACACATGGCAAAATCGATACAATATACAAAAATCACTAGTGTACCTTCTCAAAAGGTTACAACTAATGAACTACATGGCAGAGTAAGAATAGCTTTCGCAGAATTTGAAGCTGTTTCAGTTGCTGCTGATACTGTAGTTGATATGTTTGTCCTTCCTAATAACGCAAGAATCGTTAGAGGAAGATTCACACATGACAACTTAGGTTCAAGCACAGCTGCCGAAGTAGGATTCGCAGCTCATAAAAAAGCTGACGGAACTGTGGTTGCTTTGGATGCAAACGCATACAAAACAACAGCCGCAACTACTTCAGCTGGTGCTGTCAACGTAGCAAACACTATTGCTTTATTAGAAAATACAGTAATAAATGCTAACGAAGATGGTCAACTTGTTACTGTTACTTTTGGTAGTTCTGGCACTTATGGTGGAACTATACAATTAGCAATGACATACGTTATAGATTAATCTATAATAAGTTAAATTTTAATGGGGGAGCAATCCCCCATTTTAATATCGTTAACCAAAAGGAAATATATGAGCCTATACAAAAACATAAACGCAAGAAAAAAAGCAGGAACTTCAAGACCTAAATCAAAAAGCACAATAACAAAAAAAGCCTATGCAAATATGAAAGCTGGTTTTCCAAAAAAGAAATCAACATAACTTATGGCATCAGTAGTAGACATTTGTAACGGAGCATTAAATCAATTAGGTGGAACAACTATTCTTTCACTAACAGAAGATTCAAAAAATGCTAGAATTTGTAATGCAAGATATACTCAAGTTAGAGACGCATTATTTAGAACGCATCCGTGGAACTGTTTACAACTAAGAGCATCACTAGCAAAAGACGCAACTGCTCCAGCTTGGGGTTTTAGTTCTTCTTTTACGTTACCCGCTGATTGCTTAAGATTATTATACATAGTAGACTTTGATTCTAATTACAAAGTTGAAGGTAGAAAAATTTTAAGTAATACATCATCAATGAAAATTTTATACATTTCAAGAATTACTGACCCAAATGAATACGATGAACTATTAAGAGAAACTTTATCTGCTAATTTAGCAGCTGACATTGCTTACAATATTACATCGTCTAATCCAGTAGCTCAAAATATGTACACACTATATCAAGATAAATTAAGAGATGCTAGATTTGTAGATTCAACTGAAGGTCAAAACAATGCACCCGATCTTGGAATGACAGATTCACTACAGGCTAGTACTTTTATTAACTCAAGGTTTTAATAAATGGCACGAGTTGCAGTACAGCTTACTAACTTTACAGGTGGCGAACTTTCGCCAAGACTAGATGGTCGTAATGATCTTACTAAATATTCATCTGGTTGCACAAGATTAGAAAATTTTATTATCTACCCACATGGTGCAGCAGCTAGAAGGTCTGGCACAACTTTTGCAGCTGAAGTTGCAGATAGTGCAAACAAAACAAGGTTAATGCCTTTTGAATTTTCTACAGCTCAAACATATATGTTGGAGTTTTCTAATTTAAAAATTCGTGTTTACAAAGATAGCAGTACAGTATTTGAAGGTAACAAAGTTATAACTGGAATTACACAAGCTAATCCAGCAGTAGTTACATCTAATGGACATGGCTATACCAATGGCAATGAAATTAAAATTAGAAGTGTTGTGGGTATGACAGAAGTAAATGAAAAAAGATTTTTAGTTGCGAATGTTACAACAAATACATTTTCATTAACAGATAAAGATGGAACTAATATTAGTAGTGCAGCTTTTACTGCTTACACATCTGGCGGAATAGTAAATAGAGTTTTTGAAATTACAACACCTTATACAACTTCACAACTTTTTGATATTAAATTTGTTCAATCAGCTGACGTTATGTATTTATGTCATCCTGCACATCCACCTGCTACACTATCAAGAACAGGTGATATTACTTGGACATTAGCAGATGTAGTATTTACTAAAGGACCATTTCAAGATGTTAATATTACAGATACAACACTAACACCTTCTTCTGCTTCAGTAGGCTCAAGAACTATTACAGCTTCAGCGGTAACAGGAATTAATGGTGGTGCTGGTTTTTTATCTACTGACGTTGGAAGATTTATTTATTTTAATGCTGGTTATGGAAAAATTACAGCAGTTGGTAGTACAACAAGTATTACAGTAGATGTTACCACAGCTTTTGAAAATGCTAATGCTATTACTGCTTGGCAACTAGGATCGTTTTCTAACACTACAGGTTTTCCAGCTTGTGTTACTTTCTTTGAACAAAGATTAGTATTTGCAGGAACAACTAACCAACCACAAACTGTATTCTTTTCTAAGTCTGGAGACTATGAAAACATGGATGCAAACATTGGTGGTACTGTTGCAGATAGTGATGCTATTATTTATACCATTGCATCTAATCAAGTTAATGCAATTAGATTTATGACAGCAACCAGAACTTTGGTTATTGGTACAGCAGGTGGTGAATTTTCTGTATCTGGTGGTGGAACAGATAGTGCAATTACACCAACAAACATATTAATTAAAAAACAATCTAATCATGGTTCTGCAA